CACGATTACGCGCTAGGCTCGATCCTTGGTCAAACGACCGGGATTCGCGTCGAAGGCAGCAAGCTGATCGTCGAGGGCGAAATCCTCGCAAGCGGTGATACCGCTGATCGGGTCGCCGCGCTCGCGCGCCGCGGTTATCAGTGGCAAGCCAGCGTTGGCGCAGACGTGCGCCAACACATGAAGATCGACGCCGAACGCGCCGTTGAGGTCAACGGTCAGATGTTCGCGGGGCCGATCAGAGTCGTCAAAGCCTCCGCTCTGCGGGAGGTTTCGTTCGTTACCCTTGGCGCAGACGCAGATACGCGCATTTCCATTGCCGCAGATTTTGCGGAAACGGAGGAACTTCTTATGGCGCAAGACGCCACCGAAACGCCCGCTGTTGACCAGACGGTTGCAGCGGAAGCCACGGCGATTGTCGCCGCGGAAGCCCCCAAGACCGATGCCGTTGTCGATCACTCGTCGATCATTGCATCCCTGACCGAGAAGGTTGCCAACATGGAAAAGCTGATCGCGACTCGCAACGATCGCGCCCCGGCCATTCACGTCGCCGAGCAGATCAACGGCGACAAGGTCATCGAAGCCGCGCTCTGTTTGCAGGCCGGTCTGTCTTCGGCGGTCGTCGAAAAGAGCTTCGACGAGCGCACAATCGAGGCTGGCGAAAAGGCGAAGCGCACCACTTCGCTGTCGGAAGTTGTTGTGGAGGCCGCAAAGGCGAACGGCTACACCGGCTCGCACCGCATCTCGACCGCTTCTCTCCCGGTGATTCTTCAGGCCGCGTTTGCCACGCACCAGATCAGCGATCTGCTGTCTGCCGTGACAAACAAGTTCCTCCTCGCCGGTTTCAACGCCGTCGAGCGAACGTGGATGGATATCTCTGCCGTTCGAAGCGTGAACGATTTCAAAGCGATCAATATGTTTCGCTTGAACGGCAGTTTTAAGTTCACCAAGGTCGGCAACGCGGGCGAGTTGAAGGTGGCCTCCGCGAGCGACTACAAGCGAAGCGTGTCGGCAGATTCCTACGGCGTGGTTTCTTCGATCACACGGCAGGATCTCATCAACGATGATTTGAACGCACTGAGCCAAATTCCTGCCCGATTCGGGCGTGGTGCGGCTCTGTCGCTCAACGAAGTCATCTGGGGAGAGTTCCAGGCTGACAACGCCAGTTTCTATCAGAGCGTCACTGCCGCTGCTGGCAACGCTCTGTCTCTCACTTCGCTGAAATCGGCTGCTGTCGCTTTCCGCAAGTTGAAAGACCCTGACGGCAACCCGCTTGCGCTTACTCCGCGCGTGCTTCTTGTGCCGCCAGAGCTTGAACTGACCGCTGCCGAACTTATGTCGTCTTCTCTGCTCATCACGGGCAGCGACGTGACTCGCGGCAACGCCAACGTTCTTGCTGGTCGGTATCGAGTGCTGACCTCGTCCTACCTGACGAACGCCTCGACGTGGTGGCTGATGGCCGATGCGGCCGATCTCAACCCGCTCGACGTGGTTTTCCTCAACGGGCAGCAGTCGCCGACGATCGAGCAGGTGTCGGTCGATCCCGACAAATTGGGCATCGGCCTGCGCGGCTTCATGGATTTCGGCGTGAGCAAAGCCGAATCGCTTTCGACGCTCCGCATGGCGACTTCGTGATGAATTAGTGCGGAAACGCACGAACAAGGCAAACCGTAGCCGGGGGCGGGCAAAACCCGCCCCCGGCATGACAAAAACAACCAACCAACAAACATAGAAAGTGGGTGATTTAAATGGCCGAGTATTATCAGGACGGAGACGTTATTGACTACACGCCGTCCGCTGCTGTGGCGGCTGGCGCGGTGGTCGTTCTCAACGACCTTGTAACGGTCGCGATTCGTCCGATCGCTGCGAATCAGCTTGGCGCGGTCGCGGTCGAAGGCGTGTTTTCGATGCCGAAGGCGACGGGAGCGATCGGTCAGGGTGCGATCGTGTATTGGGATGCCACCGCTGGCAACATCACGACCACCGCTGGCAGCAACAAGCGAGCCGGTAAGGCCGCGAAGGCTGCTGCGAGCGGTGATGCCTATGCGATGGTTCTGATCAACCAAGGTTGATCGTCGAAACGTCCCGCAACCCTCCGCAGGCGTGCCATCGTGCGCGCCGCGGAGGCGTTGCGTGGGTGAACGGAGGAAGCGATGTCGGACATGATTCGCGCCGGTGCTGCCTACTTGGCTTCCACGTTAAAGAAATCGGCAAGCTCAACCGTAACGATGACAAGGGGTGCCCAATCGCAAAGCGTTCTTGCGGTTGTTGGGAAATCGACTTTTGAATCGGTTGATCAAAACGGAGTCACCGAAAGTTGGGAGTCGCGAGACTTCATAATTTACGCAGCAGACCTTCCGTTTGGTGAACCGCAAAGGCACGACAAGATCACCGAAACGATCGGTGGCGTTGCGCGCGTGTATCAGGTCTCCGCTCCGCGTGGCGTTCCGCTGTTTCACTACTCTGACGCTTTTCAATCTGCGGTTCGGATTCACACAACGAGAGTTGACTGATGCCATTCTTCAATCTGCCGCAGTCTGGTTCCGGTGGCGGCGGTAGTTCGACGCTCTCAGGAAGCGGTGCGCCTGCAAATACCCTTGGCGTCGATGGTCAACTCTACATCGATACCGCATCGAAAACGCTCTACGGGCCAAAGCAAAGCGGCTCATGGGGCAGCGGCATCGCGCTGACCGGGGCTTCGTGGGCTGAACTTACAGGTAAGCCATCGACCTTTGCGCCTTCACCGCATCAGCACCCGATCTCTGATGTGACTTCTTTGCAATCGTCGCTCGATGGCAAGGCGGCTTCGTCGCACACGCACACCATTGCAAACGTCACAGGTCTTCAGAGCGCGATTGACGGCAAGGCGCCGGCGGCGCATCAGCACCCGATCTCTGATGTGACAGGGTTGCAGTCTGCGTTAGACGCAAAGCAACCAACGATCTCGTCATTCGTCGCGAGCGTTGCAGGCAGAACAGGAGCGGTCACGCTCACTGCCTCCGACGTTGGTCTTGGCAGCGTCAACAACACGACCGATGCAAACAAGCCAGTATCCAATCTGCAAGCTGCGTCCATTGCAGCAACGCAAGCTTTTGCCATCCAGCGAGCAAATCACACAGGAACGCAAACGATCTCGACGGTGGATGGGTTGCAGACCGCTCTCGATGGCAAACAAGTCTCAGGAAGTTACGCGGCTGCGGTTCACTCGCACGCAATAGCTGACGTTACAGGATTGCAGTCTGCGATAGATGGAAAGGCTGCGGCGAGCCATACGCACACCGCATCGCAAATCACAGACTTCAACACCGCTGTCATTGCGGCTGCTCCACCGACAACAAACGCTAGCTTGTTGACAAGCGGCACCGTTGCGCCTGCCAGACTGCCGGTCGCGACAACGACAACCGCAGGCGTGGTCGTTGTTGGCAATGGATTGTCGCTGTCATCGGGCATCATTTCGGCAAACGTCACAAGCATAAACGGTCAAACCGGCGCGGTGAGCGTCACCTACTCTACGCTTAGTGGTGTGCCGTCATCGTTCACGCCTTCAGCACATGCGAGCAGTCACGCAACTGGAGGCGCAGACGCAATTACGCCAGCAGCAATCGGCGCAGCGAGCAGCGCGCACACGCACTCGCTCGCCAGCCTAACGCAGTCGTCCGCCACCACCGGCCAGGTCGTGGCGTGGAACGGAACGGCTTGGACAGCGGCAACGCCGACCAGCAGCGATGACCTGGACGGCGGCGACTACGTCGGAGTCGTGGCGTCGATCTCGGTCACGCAGCAGCCTGCTGACGTGAGCATCTCAATTAACCAAGGCTCCACGGGCTCGGCCTCGTTCACCGTGGCGGCATCGGCCTCGACAGGCGTGTCTGTGGCGTACCAGTGGCAGTTGAACCAGGGCAGCGGATGGGCTTCAATTAACGGAGCAGCGTCCGCCACGCTGTCGCTGACGGGCCTTGCCGGTGGAGACGACGGCAATCTCTACCGCTGCCTGATTACTGCGCTCGGGCTGCCAGCCACGGCAAGCAATGCGGCATCGTTGTCTGTGGCGGTTATCGTGCCTAGTGCTCCTGTGATTACGATCACTGCGCAGCCGCAATCCACAACAATCGCCAGCACGACTAGCA